CTTTCTTTTGACTGGCTTCTGCCGAGGAGCAAATGCAAGGATGCGACTGGAAGTGATGCGGATGAAATTGGAAGAAGCGTTTGATCCGATGACAGGGAAACGCTTCCTTCTTCCGAGTAAATCTGTGCTTGTTGCATCTTATGCGAATGCATTTTACGTTCCGTCCGGAGCGGAAGACCTATATAAGTTACAAGTTAATTTAAGTTTGAAAATATGGAAGGTGAGATGAATATGGCATTAGGAGAAGAATTTAAAAGCAGTGGAGTAACAGAAAAGACACCAGAAAATATCCCGTTCGGGGCAGGTACGATTCATAAGGGGCTGAAGTTTGATGCGTCAGGCACGAAGAAATGGAACTTTGAGGAATCTTTGGTCGGAGCAACATCTGGGGGCAGTAAATTTGAAATCATCCCGGAAGTGACACAGGTGGAAGTGGACGGCGCACTTGTTGCAGTCGCAGAGTTGGATGTGAAGACGGGTGAAACAGCTTCGATGGAAATCAATTTTGCGGAGCTGACGCCGGATATCATCAAGGCGGCAGTTATCGGAAAGAATGGGACAGAGTCTGAGATCGAGGGATACAGCAGCATCGTGTCGAAAGCGAGGATTGAAAAAGGGGATTATTGGGAGAACATCGCATTTGTAGGAAAGACACTGACAGGAACGCCGATCATTGTGATCATGGAAAATGCTTTGTGCACGAGTGGGCTTTCCATCGAGGGCAAGAACAAGGAAGCGGGAATTGGAAAATATACATTCCGGTGTAGTCAGAAAATCGGCGCAGATTTAACCACACTTCCGTACAAGATTTATTATCCAACAACGATGGCATAAGGAGAACGATTATGAAAGTAAAAGTGATCGAAGAATTTCGCGACAGGCATACCGGGGAATTGCGAAGAATTGGGGATATTTTGGACATCACAGCCGAGAGGGAAAAAGAGATCCTCTCGGTTGGGCGACTCGTTGAGCGTGTCACCGGAAGTGCAGCAGGAAGAAAAGCAAAGCAGAAAGGAAGTAACGAAGAATGAGCAAGAAAGAAGAAACAATTGAAATCAGATCATTGAGTGCAAAAGATATTTTCCCGATGGTCAAGATCATCCGCAAGATTGGACTGAATGATTTTGGGAAATGTTTTGAACCAGAAGAGATCAACGCGATTACAGCCGCATTTTCAGATGGTAAAGAAAGAAACGCAGAAGAATTGGCAGGGCTGGTCGGCGTCAATGTGGTTTTGAAAATTGTGGACGTGATCTTGGAAAATCTTCCGGCAGTCGGTGAGGAGGTTTTTGTATTCCTTGCCAGCTTGACCGGAAAAACAAAGACGGAAGTGGAAGATCTCCCGATGGACGTATTCTTTGGTCTTGTGGTCGATGTGCTCAAGAGGGAGGAATTTGTGGGTTTTATGAAGGCTGTTTCAAAATTGCTCAAATAGGGAAATTGAAATTCAAGGATTTGCTATATCACCGATATGCGAGTCCTTTTTCTTTGCTTGAGCAAGCAGTAGAAGATGGTGAATTATCGGAATTTGTGACCATGCTTTGGGATGTGACTGAGGAAGAGAGGGAATGGGAATATTTCCTTGCCAAAGTATTCGACAAATCTTTCGACGAGTTCCGGAAATCTATGAAGCCACAGGCGCCGGTATCGAGAAGAGAATTGGAAAATACGGTCAAGGATTCTTGGGGATTGCTTGACGCATTCGTACCGGAAGAATAGAAAGGGGGATGACGCGTTGAATGGAACTGTTTAAATTATTCGGAACGATCGCGATTCAAAATGCCGATGCAAATGAACAAATTGACGATACAACAGAAAAGGCGAAAGATTCCGAGGGGAAGATCAGCGGAGCGTTTAAGAAGATCGGAGCAGCGGTCGGTACTTATTTCGCCGTGGATAAGATCAAAGATTTTGGATTAAACTGTATCAACGCCGCTGCAGATGCGAATGCGGCATCGTCCCAGTTCACACAAGTGTTTGGTGATATGGAAAGCCAGGCATCCCAGTCGTTAGCAAATATCGCGGATAATACAGGGATTCAGGTTAACCGGATGAAAGGCAGCTATACGCAGATCGCTGCGTTTGCGAAAACAACCGGAATGGATACATCCAGTGCTCTGGGGCTTGCTGACCGTGCAATGGTAGCAGTAGCGGACAGTGCGGCATTTTATGATAGGTCGCTGGAAGAGACCACAGAATCGTTGCAGTCGTTTTTGAAAGGAAACTATGAGAATGATTCCGCACTCGGATTGTCCTGTACGGAAGTGACCAGAAATGAAGCGGCGAACAGATTATACGGTAAATCATTCCAAGACTTGGCGGAAGATCAGAAGCAGTTGACCTTGTTGCAGATGGTGGAGGATGCGAATGCGGCATCCGGCGCACTGGGACAAGCTGCACGAGAATCGGATACATGGACAAACCAGACGGGAAATCTGAAACAGGCATGGGAAGACTTCCAAGCAGTACTTGGGGCAAATGTCTTGCCGAAAGTGGTGGAGATCGTCGGAAAGGCAGCAGAAAAAGTACAGGACTTATCTAAGAAGATGCCGGATATTTTACAGAAGTTCAAAGAATGGTCACCACTGATCGCTGGAGTTGTGGCAGGGTTCGTGACATTAAAAGGCGTCATGGCGATTTCTGGTCTTATTGGGACGATAACCGGGGCTTGGCAAGC